GGTAGAAGAACGTGACTGGATTCGTAACTTTGAAGAGGTTATCATTTGGTTTGATAATGATGCTGCTGGCCAAGAGGCTACAAAAGAAGCAGCACGTATTATTGGTTATGACAAAGTTAAGATTGCCAAAACTCCAGAGAAGGACGCAAGCGATACTTGGATTAAAGACCCCGACAAAGTTCTAAAAGCTGTCTATGACGCTTGTGAATACACCCCCGCTGGTATTCTTAACAAAGAAGACTTGTGGGATCGTCTAGTTGCTTATAGTGCAATGGAGTCTGTACCTTACCCTGAGTTCATGGTGGGCCTGAACGCTAAACTGAAAGGTATGCGCTTTGGTGAAATTACTCTTTGGACTTCTGGTACTGGTAGCGGCAAATCAACTCTACTTAGAGAGATTGCAGTTCACTTACTAGAAACTACTGAAGATAAGATTGGTATTGTATCTCTTGAGGAAAGTCCTGAAGAATACGCTGTTAAGATGGCTAGTATGGTTCTAAACCGTAACTCAGCTAATGAGGAGATACCGCTTGAAGAACTTAAAATCGGCTATGATAAAGTCTTTGGGTCTGATCGTGTTCTTCCTCTGGACCATCACGGTTCTATCTCTGACGGTTCAATCATGGACCACTTGGAGTATATGGCCTTGTCTGGTGCTAAGTACATCTTTATTGACCACATCACTATACTTGCTTCTGAAGGTAGTGAAGGGTTAACAGGTAACGAGGCTATTGATAAGATTATGAACCGTCTACTTGGTCTTGCTAAGAAGCATAACGTCTGGATTGGTTTAATTAGTCACCTACGTAAGACAAACAGCGGTGGTAAATCTTTTGAAGAGGGCCAACTACCTTCGATGGATGACATCAAAGGCTCTGGTTCTATTAAGCAAATTTGTATGGACATTATTGCGTTTTCTCGTGATGTTGGGAGCTCAGATGAAGCTAAAAGAAACACGATTAAAACAAAAGTCCTCAAATGTCGTCATACTGGTCTTACAGGGCCATCAGGAGCACTGCTTTATAACTTTCCTACTGGAAGACTCACTGAAGGTCAGTACTACGAAGAAGAAGATATGAATACAAGTGAAGGGTTTAAAAGAGTATGATAGATGAAACAATGGGTTTACTTTATATCTCGATTATCCTCCAATTGCTTAATGACGGTGAAGCAGACATAAGTGATCTGAGCCCTGCTGTTAAGTCTTTTATATTGGGTATTCAAGATGAGTTTGAGCATACACCAGAGGGTGATAATAAGGACCAGTTTTACTACGCAGCGAATACGTTGCTAGAGGTAGACAAGAACAAACTTAACTAAAGGATAAAACGTGGAAAATAAAATTAATGAGGCTCGACTTAAAGAGCACTTAAAGAGCTGGATTAAAGTTCTCCCGACAAAAGAACACTTAGATCTGTTTATTAAAAACAATGAAAAAATGTCTGATGAAGACAAAGTAACTTACACTAAACTCTGGGAAGAGGCAATGGGGCAAGAGTCCGTTGAAGAAGCGGTAGATAACCCCGTGTTCCAAGAGTATTGGGAACTCGAAAAAGCGATTGAAGACGAAGAAGAGTTTAGAGTTACCTCTAAGAAAAATAAGAAAAACAAATAACAATTTAGCGCACAATGGCAGGGTGATTTTTAATTAGGATAACCCCAATAATCACCTTGTCAGTAGTAAGCAAAAAGGAAAATACTATGAACTCAATGAAACCTTACGAAGCGTTTATCCATCTTTCACGCTACTCACGATTTCTAGATGACGAAGGTCGTCGTGAATCCTGGGGAGAGACTGTAGATCGACTAGTTGGTTTCTGGATGAAACGTGCGGGAGATAAACTCACCCCTGCGGACTATGCAGAAATTCGAGATGCTGTTTACAACCGTGAAGTAATGCCTTCCATGCGGGCCATGTGGTCAGCTGGTAACGCTCTCGAACAAAATCACTTCCGTGGCTATAACTGTTCCTTTGCGGCTGTAGATCACATTCGTGTATTTGATGAAATCTTGTTTATCCTGATGGCAGGAACTGGTGTAGGCTTTAGTGCTGAAGCTCAGTATGTAAACAAACTACCTATTGTTAACGATAACTTTACGGAGACAGGTCGTGTTATTACTCTTGAAGACAGTGCAGAAGGTTGGGCAAAGGGCTTACGAAAGCTTGTTGCTGAACTTTACCTTGGTAACGTACATCAGTGGGATTACAGCCGTATTCGCCCTGAAGGTGCTCGCCTAAAAACCATGGGTGGTCGGGCCTCTGGTCCAGAGCCACTCCAAGATCTCTTTGCTTTCGTTACAGTTATGTTTAAGAAAGCAGCAGGGCGTAAACTGCGCCCAATCGAAGTCCATGACATTGTTTGTAAGATTGCTGAGGTGGTTGTTGTTGGTGGTGTACGCCGCTCTGCTCTCATCTCACTATCAGATCTTGGCGACCCTGAAGTGCGTGACTGTAAGTCAGGTATGTGGTACAAAACCGATGCACAACGTGCCTTGGCAAACAACTCTGCTGCTTATGAGCAAAAACCTACTATGGCAGTCTTCATGGAAGAGTGGATTTCGCTTATGAAATCTGGTTCTGGTGAACGCGGTATTGTCTCTCGTTATGGTTTGCAACGGTTTGCGCCAGAGCGCCGTGATGCTGAACAGATTATTGGCCTCAACCCTTGCGCAGAGATTGCCCTTCGTAATGGACAGCTCTGTAACCTTACTGAAGTTGTTTGCAGAGAAAATGACAGCGAGAAAGAACTTACTCGTAAAATTCGTATTGCAACTATTCTTGGTACACTACAAGCCTCCCTTACAGACTTTAAGTACGTCCGTAAAGTATGGCAGAAGAACTGTGAAGAAGAGGCGCTCTTGGGTGTGTCTTTGACAGGTATTCAAGACTGTAAGATTCTTCGTAACCCTAAACCTGAACTCTTGGAAGCTATGAAAGCCTCTGCAGTAAAGACAAACGTAGAGTTTGCAAAGCGTATTGGTATTAACCCCGCTACAGCTATCACAACAGTTAAACCTTCTGGTACAGTGTCTCAGCTTGTAGACTCCGCTTCGGGTATTCATGGTCGGTTCTCCCCTTACTACATTCGTGCAGTACGTCAGTCAAGTGTAGATCCTCTGACAGCTCTCTTGAAAGATCAAGGAGTACCTAACGAGCCAGATGCTATGAATCCTTTAAAGACAACTGTGTTCTACTTCCCTATCAAGTCCCCAGAAGGCGCTACTCTAGCTAACGAACAAACAGCTATTGAGCAACTGGAGAACTGGTTGACCTTCAAGAAGCACTGGGCAGAACACTCTGTTTCTGTAACCATCTATGTTAAAGAAGATGAGTGGATGCAGGTTGGCGCTTGGTGTTATGAACACTTTGACGCCCTTACTGGTATTTCCTTCTTGCCTTACTCTGACCACCTCTACGAGCAAGCTCCTTACACTCCTTGCACAAAAGAAGAGTTTGAGGCTGCTGTAAAGGCTATGCCAGAAGTTGACTTCTCTAAGCTCGTCGAGTATGAGTTTGAGGATAACACAGAAGGTTCTCAAACACTGGCTTGTTCGGCTGGTGGTTGTGAGATCTAAAATACCTGACGTTAAAGAACAAATAAGTTCACCTTGTAAAAGGGAATGTAAACTTAAGGGGGTCTGCTGCAGTAGTTGTGGCAGATCCCTAGAAGACATCAGGCTATGGAAAACATACTCTGAAAGTAAACGTAAACAAATTATGGAAGAACTATCAAATGGAAAAGATGGATAAGAGAACACTAGCGGTAGCTTCAGGCTATCTCCTTGGGAAGATTGTTGGCTTTGTTATCACTAGTGTAGTAATGACCTACATTGGTTTAACTATTTTGCAAATGACTGGTGTTTTTTAGATGTCAAACGTAGTAGAGTTTGTTATTCGAGATAAGTATCCAAAGGCGGAGCACTCAGAAGAATACGAGGACGAAGATGATGGTAGTCACAGTTATGTTCTAGACGCTTGCGACGAAGTATTCGAGTGGGGTGCAGTGGTACTGGCCCTCGCTGAAGATGGTTCGGTAGAGCTTTCTTCTAGTGTTGAAGATGAAGAAGTAGTAGTGGACATGCTTGTGTCTGCTGCCTTGAGTATTCAAAAAAGGTTAGAAGATGCTAAAGTTTAAAAAATTTATTGAAGAGAAATGGCTAACCCGCTACCTCAAATACTTGGCTACCTGGCGTAAACATCGTCAAATTATTAAAGAGTTAAACATGCTGACAGACCGTGAACTGCGGGATATCGGAATTAATCGTAGTGATATTAACCATCTTATCTGGCAAGAAGAAGATGAAGCTATTAGTGGAAAAGGAAAATCCAAATGAACGAAGAAGAGCAACTGGACGAAATGATTCAGGAAATGTTTGAAGGTTATCTTGACGGTGGTCTTGACTTTACAGCCAGTCAAAGTCTGGAGGATATCTTTAAGGGTATCTTCTCTGATGCTGTAAAGATGACTATTGATGTCTTGGAAGAAGCAGAAGATGATGAAGAGGAAGGTTAATGTACTTTGTTATTGGTAAAAGCGACTGCCCCTACTGTGATAAGGCAAAAGCACTACTAGAAAAAGATAACACCGCTTACGTTTATAAAGACTTAAATCGACTTCCCGCAGAGAAAAGAGAACTGTGGAAACAAGTCATTAAGACAGAACTTAACAAGACAACTGTGCCAGTGGTTTTTAACCTTATTGGCGGCTATGATGAACTCAAGGAACTATTAAATGACTGATACTAAAACTGCTTTTAACATTGATGACGTTGAATACTTTGTTGAAGACCTAAGTGACGAAGGCCGAACTAAGCTTAGCCTTATTAACTTTGCTATGAGGGAACTCTCTCACTACCAAGCCTTGGCAAACATTCTAATGATCTCCAAAGATAAGCTGGTTAATGAACTCAAAGAAAGCCTAGAGAATGCCAAAACGGACGAAGGTTGAGAAGCGAGGGCCAGGGAGACCTAGTACTAAGATACGTCTAAAAGCTGACCCCAAGGTCTCCAAGGAAAAGTACTACAAACGTTACGGGGAGCTAGGGGTGTGTTGTGTGTATGGTGTTGATACCTTCACAGAAGAACTTATCGACTACCTCTGGAAGAAACCTGACATCTCTTTTGTTGTCACTGATCCTATCGAAGCTACCCTCTCTAATGCTACTCGTAAGTACGGGGCAAGGTCTTTCTCCCTCTATCGTTGGGAGGCAGTCCACCACCAAGGCTTTCTTGAGGAGGCTCAAGGGATGGTTGTTGTAGTAGCTAAGGCTTACCACGAGACTCTTAAGAACCTACCTAACCCTAATAAAGTTGAGATCGTTATGCTGGAAGACCTTTGATGAATAGTACTGAAACGTTTATCCCCTACAACCAAAATAAAGACTACATTATGGTTGAGTTTGTAGAAATGAAGAAGAAAGAAGGTGATGCCTTCCACGACATTATGGTTGTTAGTTATCTTAACGAAGACTATGAACTCTACTGGGATCACTACCACTCTTACTACACTGGTAAACTAGGAAACATCGAAGGGTTTATCCCTTAAACAAACCCCCTCTCTGGTATCTTCTTGGCTTCGGCTGGGAGGGTACTAGGGAGGGGGTACCTCTTTTTTTTTGCTTTATGTTGCCATAAGGTTCCTTAGCTCAGTTGGATAGAGCAAGTCACTTCTAATGACTAGGTCATAGGTTCGAATCCTATAGGGACCGCCAACAACAACAACAACACAGTTGTCATAACAGTTGTCATGGGTTTATCTGTGAAAAAAGCTTACTACAGGCGTCATAAGCACCTTCATGGTGGGGTTCGACTCCCCAGACAACTCCATAAAAACATCATAAGAAAATTACCTGACGTTTAAGAA